TATAATGTTAGTCACGTTGAGGTTACTGCTGTAACTGATACCACTATCACCGTTACTTCTGATCAGTCTTCGAGTGCTGCATTTGCGGGAACTGCAACTGCTTCTAACAGCATCAAGATTCAGGCAAGGGGTGATACCAGCAACGGTCTGACCCTGTATATCGACGAAGTTCAAGTATCTGGTTGATGATATGCCTGCAAAGTCAATCAAGCAACAACGTTTCATGGGTATGGTTCGAGCTGCTCAGAAGGGTGAGGGAGCGGCATCGCCTGAGGTTGCCCAAGTTGCTGCCAGCATAAAGAAGAAAGACGCCAAAGACTTTGCTTCTACAAAACATAAGGGACTACCTATGAAAAAGGAAGAATTTGATCTAGAAGAGGGCATGTCCCTCAAAGACTTTAAGGCAAACCGTAGAAAGATCAAACGTAGAGAATCTTCTGCCGATGCTAAGAAGAGAGGGCACGTTGGTAAAGAATGGTATAACAGTGGTCAGACCTATTCTCCCGATGAAGCAAAGAGTGGTCGTGCAAAGATGGATGATGAAGAAAGAAGCACAAGAAAGCGTAGTGCTATGGATCCTGAGGATGAAGATAGCAACTACTCAGCAGATAAGACTAAAAACCCTAAGAAACTTCGTAAGCAAAAGGCAATGGGCGAATCAATGATTAACGAAGAAGATTACGATCGTATGAAGGACCGCCGCATGGAGCGTGGTGGTGTTGGTGGAAACAATCGTTACGATCGTCCCCCTGCAAAGAAACTGAGCAATGCTGAGCTCGGTATCAAACCTGCGAAGAAGAGTGGTCAGTCTGCCCTGGATATTGTGAAGGCACAAATCCGTGCTAAGCATGGTGACAAAGCAATCATCGACACTAAGAAAAAAGCAAACGAAGGTTATGCCCCTGGTGATGTAGATCAGAAGGTTGGTGCAGTAACTGCTATTCCTAAGAAAGAGCAGGATGACGCTCGTGCAAGAATCCTTGCCAAGACCAAAGCAAAACGTGAGGCACGCCTGAAAGAGGCTGCGATGATTAATGAAATGCCTTATCAGGTCTATGGTTCTACCGATGGTAAGAAGGAGAAGAAGATCGGCAAACCTGTGAAGAGCAGAAAGTATGCTGCTGATAGGGCATCAGAACTAGAAGATACCCACAAGAAGACTGGTGGTAAGTATCGCTCGGAATATACAGAGGAGACCATCGTTGAGCGTGGTGACTTCTGGCATCCAGATCCTGAGAAGGATCGCAGACTGGGTGGTCCTGGTGCTAACCAGCGTGCTCGTGAAGATCGTGCTGCTGCATCTAAACCCAAGGAAGATCCTAAGAAACTGCGTCCTGGTGAGTCCTACATGGATTATGCTAAGCGTCAGAAGTCATCTAAGATGAAGAGAGAAGCGGTTGAAGGCAAGTCCTTCAAGGAATTCCTCGAAGAAGGCAACCGCACTGGTCGCATGATGCAGAAGTCAAAGTCTCAGGTCACTGGGCACATCTCTGCTGATCGTGGTGATGATGAGAAGAAGAACCGCGAAGGTCGTAAGACCTTGGAGAAGGATCTCAAAAAGCATGGTATCGGTCATAAGAAAGGTGTTGGTGAGTACAAGTACGGCAGCGGCGAGACAGGTCGCGAAGTGTCCTATCAGACTTCCAAACCCGACAAGATGTCTAAGCGTCGTTTCGGTAAGGTAATGCGTCGCCTTGGTCGTAAGCATGGGCAAGAATCTGTGATCACCAAGGATAAGGAAAAGTCTGCTAAACTGCACTATACCGAAAAGGGTAGCAAGGCAAAGTCTGACTCCATTGGTAAGTCTAAGGCAGGCAAGCATCCCGAAGGTTATGGTGAAACTTCTGGCACCAAAGTCAGAGGCGGTAAACTTCCTAAGAAAACTAACAAAGGAGCGTATCATTATGGCTGAGCAACAATCTAACGGAACTTATAAGTGCCAGTATTGTGGGGTGACTTCTCCGAAGGGTCACCAACGTCCTAAGAATTGGATTGATAAGCACGAGAACAACTGCCCACAGAAACCAAGATGAAGACATTCAAGCAGTACATAGGGGAAGCAAAGAACTGCCCCGAAGGAACCAAGTATTGCAATAAATGTCAGTCTTGTGTTTCTAAAACTTGTGATGAGAAAAAGATGGAAGAGTCGTGTGGTAAACCTCACGGCAAGAAAAAGAAAAAGATTGCAGAAGCAGCTGCTGGTGCTGATAAGTCTATGGAAAATAGACAGCAACAGATTCAGCGTAAGCAACTGATGATTAATCGTCAGAAGTTGCAGTTGCAAATGAAGGCAGTATCCAAAAAGAAACCTGCTGACATGCATATGCAATCCGAAGGTGCTGCTTGGACTAAGAAGTCTGGCAAGAACTCCGAGGGTGGTCTGAATGAGAAAGGGCGCAAGTCCTATGAAGCAGAGAACCCAGGATCAGATTTGAAGGCACCGAGTAAGAAGGTAGGCAACCCACGTCGCGCTTCCTTCTGTGCCAGAATGAAAGGCATGAAACGCAAGTTGACTTCTAAGAAGACTGCTGGTGATCCTGATTCAAGAATCAACAAGTCACTAAGATCTTGGAACTGCTGATTTGAAGTCTCCCTTCGGGGGGACTTTTTTATTGGTAAATTTTAATAATTTCTTCCAATGTCTTATATTAGTCTTAAAAATGTCTCAATTTGGTAAATAGTTGTATAATAGAGTGTATCCTCATGGACTTTATGTTCACCTTTTATTTGCTAGTTCTCATCCTGATGGGAATGATCTGGTACGCTGGTTTTGAAGGCACGCTGCGTGTATTTGCATATCTTGATATGCAAATGAGATTTATGGTCATAAAGTTTAAGATGTGGCAAATGAAGAGAAAGTTGGAAAAGCAACTAGACCTTCCGCCTAGTAATTTTTCAACTCTCATAAAGGACCTTACAAATGGAAAATGAAAGACAATTCTCAGATCTATCAATCGAAAGAAAAGAATGCCCCAAGTGTGGAGCAGTCTGGATTAATGGCGAACATTATTGGTCTGGCACAGGCAAAAGAGGTAGCGAACTTGACCTGGCGGGACTTGTTTGTAATAACTTGGGAGACAATCGTTGCATTAATCCTTGTAGAGGTATGGACGGTGGGCAAACGTGGGCAAAACGATTGCAAGAACTAGATAAAGATATGCCAGGAGATCCTGATAATAGTCAGTAACAATTAAGTATTGTTGCCTACATAGTGTAGTTACATAAGGTATAAATGAGATTTTTCCTTTCCCTTATTGCTACACTATTTTTTGCCCTACCTGCATGGGCAGTAGACGTTCAAATGGGTGCTAATGGCAACCTAGTATTTGAACCAGCAGAGGTATCTATCGCTGCTGGCGAATCTGTCCATTTCATTAACAACATGCTCCCTCCCCACAACGTAATTGTGGAGGATCATCCAGAACTTTCACACGAAGGTCTCGCTATGTTACCAGGTGAAGACTTTGAGGTGACATTTCCTGAGGCAGGTGAGTATACTTACTGGTGTGCCCCCCACAAAGGTGCGGGCATGATTGGTACAGTACATGTTTCCTAATGAATCACGCAGATCATTCAACCTTTGAACACATTATTCATATGTTTCTTTGCTGTCTTGCTGGTCTAGGTATCGGCACCCTAGCAGTCTGGGGATACAATCAAATCAAATCAAATAAGAACCACAATCCATGAGGAAGTATATCGTTACGGTAAACGATAAAAAGCATGTGGTCTATTCCACAGCATCCGAATGGTTCGTATTAACTTCAACACTTTCACACATTCCAAATAAAAAAACATGGAGCATTTATTGGGATGGGCACTGCTGATTGTAGCGGTGCCTTTTGTTTTAACTACAATCTATTTTGGCGCTAGGAAGGGTGGTTACTATGACACTGACCTATATGATGGCGATGGTACGGCACACAAGGTATTGAAATGACACTCTTTGTAAGACACACAATGGAAAACTCATGGTCTCTGGGTTTCCTGGCATCAATTCTTATCGTAGTTCCTATTCTAGGAATCTGGGCGATCCATAAATATGGATGGGAACATTGGGAACCCTTTGCGAGAAAGCACAAATGAATCCAGTCATATTAGTAGGGTGTTTCACACCTCTAATTATTTTATTCATTGTGATGAAACTGTCAGTTTGGATCGATGCGATAAATGCCGAGACCGATTATGTCGAACGAGAATCCAGAAAACCACACGGACCTTATGTGGCAAATGCATATGCAGATGTTGATGAAGAGGACGAAGAATATGGAGATCGCACAGACTATCGATGAAGCATTGGAGGAATGGTATTCCGAACACGGCAGACCTGTTCCTCAATGGAAGAAAGAAAAGCAAGAATGGTGGCGTGAGTATCTAATTAATTTGGGTTTGGATCCCGATAACCAATGAATTTAATACTCCGTCCACTCAATGATGTTAATGATGTGACGTGGAGTATCATCATATCGATGGTGCTACTCCTAGTAGGAGTTCTCTATGTGGTTGCCTATATATTAAGAATGGCGTTTAAGGAATTGGAAGATGGGAGCGATGACACCCCCGAGTCGGAAGAGTTGTTACAACTTCCGAGTGATCGAGATCAATAGAGTTCTTGACGGAGATACTATTGATGTCACGATTGATTTGGGTTTCGACCTTTACAAGAAAGAGAGGGTCAGAGTTGCAGGAGTGGATACACCAGAGAAACGAACTAAGGACGCAGAAGAGAAGGCACTGGGATACGATGCCACCGACTGGCTTGCGGGCAAGCTTGAAGGTGCTATCTCTGGCGACGATGATCTCATTATCCGCACTGAGCTTGTTGGCGGTATGGGCAAGTATGGGCGTCTTCTCGGGTGGCTCTATATTGGAGATTCAGAACTCTCCCTCAACGAGCAAATGATCACCGAAGGATATGCCTGGTCCTACGATGGCGGAACCAAGCAGAAAGACTTTGAGGAACTCAGAGAGATTCGTCGTGCTCATGGCACGCTAGTGGAATGAGTGCAGTATTTGTTTTTGCATTTATTATTTTATTATCGTACACATTAGAATTAACTTGGTCAGTGAGAAATAAAAAATGAGTACCGATCAGATCTATCTTGGTAATCCTAACCTGAAAAAGGCAAACGTCTCTCAGGCGTTCACCCCAGACCAGGTTGAGGAATACATTCGATGTAGTAAAGATCCTGTGTACTTCATTCAGAATTACATTAAGATCATCTCACTCGATAAAGGTCTGATCCCATTTGAAATGTATGACTTCCAAGTTGACATGACTAGGAAGTTTCACGCTGAAAGATTTAACATCGCAAAACTACCACGACAGTCTGGCAAGTCCACCATTGTGACTTCATATCTGTTGTGGTATGTGCTGTTTAACGATAATGTCAACGTAGCAATCCTTGCTAACAAAGCAGCGACTGCTCGCGAGATGCTACAACGATTACAACTAAGTTATGAAAACCTCCCCAAATGGATGCAACAAGGCATCTCTCAGTGGAACAGGGGCAGTTTGGAATTGGAGAACGGCAGCAAAATCATGGCTGCTTCTACTTCTGCTAGTGCCGTCAGGGGTATGTCTTTTAATGTCATATTTCTGGATGAGTTCGCGTTTATTCCGAACCACATTGCTGATCAGTTCTTTTCATCTGTCTATCCTACTATATCTTCTGGTAAAAGCACAAAGGTAATTATCATCTCCACCCCACACGGGATGAATATGTTCTACAAACTTTGGCATGATGCCGAGAGGGGTAAGAACGAATATACAACAACAGAGGTTCACTGGTCTGAGGTCCCAGGTAGGGACACTCATTGGAAAGAACAAACCATCAAGAACACCTCAGAGGAGCAGTTCAGGGTTGAGTTTGAGTGTGAGTTTCTGGGATCGGTTGATACCCTCATCTCTGCCTCTAAGTTGAGAACGATGGTCTACGACGAACCTATTACTAGGAATAAAGGGTTCGATGTATTTGAAGAACCTATACCTGAGCATCAATATGTGATTACTGTGGACGTTGCAAGGGGTGTAACAAAAGACTATTCAGCATTCACGGTAATTGATACTACAACTATCCCATATAAGATGGTTGCCAAGTACAGGAACAACCAGATCAAACCTCTGTTGTTCCCGAATATCATACACCAAGTTGCCACAGCATACAACCATGCATATGTGCTTTGTGAAGTCAATGACATTGGTGGACAGGTAGCAGATATCTTACAGTTTGATCTTGAATACGATAACATTTTAATGTGTGCCATGCGTGGTAGAGCAGGTCAGGTCATCGGTCAAGGGTTCTCTGGTAACAAGACACAGATGGGTGTCAAGATGTCTACCACAGTCAAGAAGACTGGGTGTGCAAACATGAAACAGTTGATCGAAGACGACAAACTTTTGATCAGCGACTACGATGTTATTGCAGAACTAACCACCTTTATTCAAAGAGGACAAGCGTGGGAAGC